ATTTTAAAAATAGTTTAGCTCGAGGTAGGCAACCTGAAACCAGAGGCTAAATTATATTATGATCTTAAAAGAAAAGTTACAAAAATTTCGTGGAATAGACTGGAAAACCGTAGCTTATTGGGGACTCCCGATCTATTGGGTTACTCTCTTAACGAGCACTTTTTTACACTGGAATTAAAGTATACATCTGCCTACAAAGTTCGCTTCTCACCCCACCAAATAGCCTTCCATGTTAAGCACAGAAAGAATACCTTTATCCTTGTTGCTTGCACCCCGGATCGTGGGCTTGTGCGCTTGTACCCTGGTCATCAGATCCTGGAGCTTGTGACTTCTGGCTTGAAGCTTGAACCCTTGTGCGCTGGTTGGGATGCTTGTCGCTTGAAGCTTGAGAGCTTGTAAGCTCGCGACCTCGCTTCCTGAGCGCAGCGTAATATTTCGGGTGATGCCATGTCATATTAATGTTTACCGTAACACACGTTTGGTGTGGACCTGTCCCAGCACTGTCTACAGCTGCCGCAACTGTTGCCCTGTTCAGGGGCCGGGCAGGTTCGGTTCTCGTCCTTTGTGGTGACTGAGCTGGTCCAGGGCCACGCCTTCGGCGCTGGTCCGTCAACCTTAGATCCTGACAGCCTGATTATTAAGTTAGCTGGTACCGCTTCCAGGTCCGGCAGGTACTGCCTCTCCTGAGTTGGTAACCAGTGTTTGGTCTCCGGCGTGAGCTTGCACACTTCAAAAATATTTTTTAGATGCTGCTCGCTCTGTATATCTCCTGAGTCATGCCATCTAAACCAAGGCTGGCCCTTGATCAGGGTTGCCATCGCTTCAACCCACAGCGGTGACTCGAGCGCATCCAGTCGACGCTGCAACGCTGCCTTAACATTGCTGAATCGATATCGGCCACGGTTCAGGGCATAGCAGCCATAACATGGCGTCCCTTCTATTTGGGCCAGCTTCTGGCCAGTCTGGCAGACCCAGGCCGGCAGGTTGTAAGCTGGTCCAGGCATTTTGCCTGGCTTGCTCAGGCCGCCTGTTATCTTTTTTGCTTCTTTTTTTAACATAGTTTTTTCTCCTATAAAATCTTATACATAATAGCTTGTAACCTGTCAAGCTTGTGGCTTGTGGCTTGGAGCTTGACGCTTAACGGGTGGGCCCACCCCAAAAGGGAAAAGGCCCTTAGGCCTTTTCCTGATTCTTTTTCCATTCTTCGAACTGCTGGAGCTCGGCCTGCTCGGCTTTGTCCTCGCGGTCCAGGGCTTCGTAGACTGCCGACTGGATGCCCTTGATCTCGGACCAGGTCCGGACCAGCATGAACCTGTCGATGATCCGCAGCTTCAGGTGGTCGTTGTAGTACCTGTCCAGGTCCTTCTTACGATCTGTTCTCACGTTCGTACCTCCTTTCAAAATCTTCACCAGCAAGCTCTGCGATCCGAGCTTCCAGTTTTTTATATTCTTCCATAGGCATCAAACCCATCAAAGATTTCACTGTGCAATCCTGCCATCTGGCAATCCATTGCTGCTGTGTGTTTTTGATTTCTTTTCCGAACATTGAGTAAGTATCAATTGTTTTGTCCATATGTCCTTTCTGTTTTTTCATAAAACAGATTACCATAAAATCCCAGAATAAAAAACAAAAAAATTAAGTTATCCACAAAATAATTTTCTTGACACGCATGTTGCTTGGGTATACTGGGCGGGCCCACCCGGGATAGCTTGTAGCTTGTGACCTAACTCCAACTTTTATTTTTTTTTGAAAAGCTTGGGCGCTGGTGCGCAGGCGGACACAATCCCAAATCGCCGTCAGGGTCAGCGTACCAAAGTGCCAGAACTCTCAGTTCTCTCGACCTGTGCTATAGGGTTTCTACTCCCACCTATCGCGCCCAAAGATTTAAGTTGTGCCAGACTATTAGTGAATTCGAAATTCTGCTAGTGAGTTAATGGCACAACTCAAATTTTATTTACCAAGAACAATCGTAGCCGATTTGCCTTCCTTCTTTTAATTGTTCTTTAGCCCATTTTAAAAACTCTTCATCTTGGGCTTTGTATTCTTTAACTGCGTCCTCTTGGAATTGTTGACCCCAAAAGAAACCATCACTAGCGAAGCAATCCCAATAACCATTTTTAATCTGTTCTGCTCTTGTTTTGGTTTTTGTTTATTGAATTGCCTTGCCATGAACACTTGAAGTCTGGCGTGCTTTCTCCAATAAAACTTTTCGTGAACTTCGCCTTTACTATCTCGAAGTCCTGCGTATTGATCTAGTCCCATTTTCTTTCTCCTTTTGTTGATTTGCTTTGTGTTACCATATCCCAGAACATCTTACAATATAAAAAATAAAAATAATTTTCTTGACAGCTTGCAGGCTTGAAGATACTGGGCGGGCCCACCCTAGCTTGTTTTTTTTGGGAGGGCCCACCCAAAAAAAAAATAAAATCCCACTTTAGAATAATTCTAAAGTGGGATTTTCATCAAGGACAGATGAAACTATAATTGTGGTCGAGATTGAGTATCGTACTCTTGTTTAGTGATATCAATTCTTTGTTCAGTTAAAGTATTATACCACATATAAGACATAGTATAACCACCACCCTCGCTATGAGGTCGGAAATTATAATTATATCTTTTTTGCCACGCATTTTCTTCTGTTAGAGTTATTGGCTCTACAATCCGACCACTTACTTGGTCTATGGCTCTGTCCATGAAATCACTTGCCCAATCATTATAACAATTCAATGAGCAAAAATTTCCACCACCATAGTAGAACTCACTTCTTCTTCTAGTTTGATTTACTCGATTATCTTTCGAGCCTCGTTTCCTGTCCTTTGTGTCGTAAGTATGACACTTATGAGATTGACAATATTTTAATGTCATTTCTGTCCTTTCTGCTTGGGTTGAGTATTCTGCACTAGAACTACCTCTCAACCCAATGCTTTAATGTTAGTTAAAGTTTTTATAAATTAACAGAATTTAATATAATATCCCTTGCATAATAGTCAAGATAGTTTATAAGAAATTATGTTTTATTTTAAATTTAACAAAAAGAAAGAGAGGACAAATGGCTAGAATAAGACTTAACAACGAGTACAGAAATAAAATTGCAAATAGAATAAAAGTACATTTGCAACAAGAGGACACCCAAGAAAAAAGAAAGTACGACACCATGAAAGCTGAACAAGTGGACATCAACGACATGGCTTGGAGTGTTGCAGAAAAAATAGTAAGAAGACACTACACAGAAGAAGACGTAGAGAAAGCTTACTACTTACAAAACAAGTTTGAAAATGTTTCGACTATTGCAAAAGATAGTTGTTTCCATTTTCATTATTTAGGCAACAAAGAAAAAACTGACTACAATGGGAACACTACTATTGAGGAAAATGTACCAATAGAAAAACATTTTGATTTTAGATTAAATGGTTCTATTGATAACGAAAGCAACTATTCTTCCAATAGAGATTTGTCTTATTCGTTTGCTTTGTTTAGAGATGAAATCAATGCACAAGAAGATTGTAATGCTGACATCTTAATTGAACAAGCTAACAAAGATGACAACCCACACAAAAGAAAGTTTGTTGAGAACAACGAAAAATATTTGGGATTGAGTGGTGGCAGAAATAACGAAACCAAATATGGTCGTGAGTGGAATGAAAAATATCAGTTGGATTTAATCGGTAGAGATTATTGTAGAGATAGGTCTATTGCGTGTGAAAAATCTGAATTTGATTTTTTAATTTCGTGGAAAAAACAAAAAGCAAACTTTGTCATGGCACATGAAAAATGGATTGAAAGTATCTTGAAACAGATGAAAGAAATCAAACTTGGGCTTAAAGGTTATAAATGGCTTGATGAGGGCATTGAACTAGCTAACGAACTTGGTTTAGATGTTAAAGACCATGAGATAATCAGAACTAACTCTAGTGGTTTGGTTATCTACAATCCAAAAAATCTAGCTGAAAGAATAAAAGGTATGAAAAATACTGAAAAAACTAGAGAGCAAAAGATAGCAGAACGTGTTGCATATATGCAACAACAACAAACTAATTCTGATAACTTGAATTAAGTTGTTGAAAATCGTTATGGGATAAATTATATTTATCCCATAACATCA